TTGTTTCTGCGTTAATTGGCAGTGCTACTGCACCGCTAGGGTCAATTGAATATTGCAATGGCACATTAGTTTTTGCCATAAAATCAGACGCAATAGGCACAGCGCCGTACCCGCCAAAGTCTTTTCTAATTTCTGTTGATGTAGGCACGAATGGCGTTGACAATACATTTTGCACATTATCCATTGCTGTGCCGCCAAGTTCTGCTAATCGACGCTGAACTCGTTGTTGTGCATCTACTGCCGCTTGTGCATTTGGATTTAATGTTTGCGTTACAGTTGGCACTCCTCCACCAATCATAAAATCTTCACGGGTTGGCGCTGCGCCTCGTTTTTTTTGTGCAGCATCAAATCCTGCTTGGTCAAAATATGTGTAATCAGTGCCAGAATCACCAGAACCACCGCCTGTCTGATAATACTGATTACGGTCTATGTTGCCAGCGTTATATCTAGCCAACGCCTTGTCAAAGTTAGATTGGTCAAAAATTGGGTTTGAATAAGAAACAGTCTGTGTTCCAAACGGAGTAATCATGTTTGGGTTGCTAAGTCGTGAACTAGCCTCGGACGCTTTCAAGTTTTCTAAACCTTGCTGTTTTGCAAGAGCCATGTAATCTGGCACTGGTGGCGTACTAATTGACTTACCCATAACAAACCCCTAAAAATCGACAATTTTCTTTTGTCATTGTCAAAAATATAATGTCACCGTCTTGCGAACCATCAACGATTCTAGCTTCTTCAATAAAACCCATCTTAGTAACCAATTTTATGCTTTTTGCATGACTACTGACTACTGGCACAATAATCTTTTTTACCTGACAAACATTAAAAGGATAGTCAAATATTGCTTTTAAATACGCTTTTGTCATGCGTCCTTCAATTGCTATATGACAGAAAATGCTTTGTCGATTCCAGTTCTCGTAAATTACGCCTGCAACCGTTACCCCATCTTTCTGCAAACCAATTGCACTTGACCCTTCTGCAAAGAACTTTCCCGCTACCCTTTCTGCTACCCAATGCCCGATTTCCTCGCCTTGGACTATATGCCAGCCCAGCCTTGTTGATAGACTACATCCGTCGATGCCCATAAAATGTCTACCCCTTGACTTGCACTTTTAAATTGCAATGAGCCGCAATAGCCAATGCCAGTAATGCCCTGAAAGTTGTTTGTAATGATTGCGTCCGTTCCCCAATAGGAATCATCCCAAAGGGCGGTATCCCAAAGTGCAAAGTTACTTGGAGAAAACGAAAGCGTTGCCGTTGTGTCAGTTAAATCAAAATCTACGTTCATTCCAACAAAAATAGTAGGCGTTCCGTTTGTAAACACCGACGGCCTTGCTCTCGTAAAGTATTTTTTTATGCCTCTAGCTTCAAAATAATTAAAAGCCTGAAAGCAATTAGTGTTGATGTTTGCGCCATCGTCTGCATTTGTTTCATCCCAAGCATGAGCAACAAAGCCGTCACCGCCAAAATAAGGCTCATTGTCAAAAATTTCCCAACAATTAGCGTGCCAATTTGTAAAATTGCACCATGATTTAGTAATGTTGTTCATTACATATTGTTGTTGAGCGCCTACCGCAATTGGCACGTTTATCATCAAAGCATTATTTTTAGGATCAAAAACAAGTTGCCATCCAAAAATGTTTGAATATGCTTGAGTCGCAACAGCAAAAGCGCCTTGTATCTTATCCGATAACGCAACCCGTGGGTCTAATCTTGATGACTGTAAACTTGCCGCTAACGGATACAAACCGCTTAACGTCAAGATTAACAAATCACCGCCGTATTTAATAAAGCATCGTTTACCAATCGGTTTACCAATACGCCAAACGCCTACAAGCGCCCATTTTGTAGCGTCCGATGGGTCAGTCCCAGAATAGACCATTACTTCGCCGTTAGACGTTATAAAGACTAAATTATCGTCAACGCCGTAGCCTGCATCAATTGTCCAAGTTCCCGCAGCAACCAAATAACCGCCAAGCTGTGCAACCGAGGACATATCAATTGGATTCGCAGCGCCTTGAATACTAAGCGTTGGCAAATACCAAGCCTTTAAAGTGTTGTTTTGCGTAAAATAAACTTGATTCTTAAATGTTGTGATATTTGATAACGTCGTACTTGTCACGCCTGTAATTGTTGGATTAGTCCACGTTGTACCATCATAAAGTAAGGGCTGATCCACTCCATTAACCGCATAGATAAAGCCACCCGCAGGCGTTGTGACGTTAACGTATTGCCATTGAGCGTTACCAAGGCTTGTCACGACTGGCGCACCGACTGGCCCTGCCGTGGTTACATCGTAAATAGCAGAACCCGCAACAGCAAACAATTCGTTTGTTGCACCGCTTGAGTAAGACATGAGCGTTTGAACTTGACCGGAAATGCCTGTAACGTGTTCAGCGTAGCCTGGTCGCACCACCACGTTGTTAACCGTTGGAAATAAATTAGTCAATTGCACCGCATCAAGAACATCCATGTTGGCAATCGAATCTCTTGCGTTCCACCCGCCAATTGGGGATGGCAACGATTGAACTCTTGCCGCTGTGCCTTGAACAAATTGATTAAGACGCATCAGTTTGTCCCATATCCGGTGTCAGGAATATTGTCATAACCGATTAAAACTGTGCCAGGGCGAGGCGCAAACGACAAGTTTGCTGATGACATATCTTGTGCCATGACGGATTGGAATTCTTCTAAATAGTTACGATACATTGCTGTTGTATCAAACCCTTTTGCCTCAAAATACTTTAATTTTGTAGCAAGCACCATCAATCGGTCTGGGTAAAGACAGGTATCGGTGTCAACAGTAAATGAAGTCTTTGGCACATAAGCGGCAGATTGCGCCCAACTGACTGAACGATATTCGAAACCAAGCAATTCATTGGTTGAAACGCCAGGCCAAATCTGAAAGTATTTACCAAATAAACGCCACCGAATCCGTGGCCCAGTCGAGATAAATCCCGAAAGCAACCACTCCCATTGCTGCGGCGAGCTTGGCCCTAACATCTCCCAATGCTTGCTGAGATCCCAATGAGTACGAGGTACTGTGCTTGAATAATCCGCAGGCAGGTCATACTTGGTTTTTTGAAACGTAATTTGAGTGCCAATGTAGTTGCCTGTTGAGGGCAAATTGACTGTAACTTGCGTTGCTGAATCAACCGATTCAACATACGTTGCGTTTGACAATCCATTGCCAACGACTTGGTAAGTCGTGTCCAACCCAGCCGTTGATGGAATGTTTGTGATTGTGTAGGTATTTAGTGCGACATCGCCAGTCGTAACCGTAAAACTTGTCGTAAACGTGTGGCGCTTTGTTAGTTCACGCCATTCATGTTTACGCAAGAATTCGTAACCAGCTGCGTTCATCAACGCCAAGATTTGAATAATATCTTGGTTGGGATTCCCCGCTACAGAAGTCGGTGTCGATACCCCAAGTTCGTTAGTAACTTGAGTGACTAGCTCTAGCATCGTTGATGACATTTACGCCTCTTTTTTTGGTCTGCCTACTTTCTTTTCAGCCATAAAAGCAGCCATTTGTTGCTTGAGTTCAGCAAGTTCACGTTTGGTGCTGTCAATTTCAGACTGATTAGAAGATTGATTTTTTACTTGCAAATATCGTCGTGCCATTTCTCGCAAACCTACTGCACCCATACCAATTCGTTGCAACTGACCATCCGACGCTGTGGCTACTTGCTCAACAGTTTGAAACTTAAAGATTTGCAGCTCTGCTAGTTGCATATCATTTAGTTCGTCAGGCTTGTCTTTGTGCCAAGTCAATAAGGGTACGCCTACAACTTCCGCATCATTGTTTTGCATTTGAAAATGCAACCATTGGCGTGGAAATCGTCTTTTATGTGACTCTTTTACTGGTGTTTCAATGACATTTGTTTTGTCGCCTGGGACAATAATCCGCACAAATGGCTTTTCTTTATGTGGTTCTTTATCAAAATAATAAAATTCAACGTGAAGTTTGCTGTCTGCATTACTAACGTCGGAATCTAACAATTTTACTCTCCTGTGGGGAAATGGAAAGAGAGCAGAGTTTCCCCTGCCCTCTCGTACTCTTTAAACTGATGCTTTACTAAACCAAGCAACATCACCTGAAACAAGTGCTATGGCAGGACTTAGGTAAGAGCCGCCAGAAGCTGTAGCTAGGAATGTTGTAGAGTTTACCGAACAATCTGCGTCGGACGCACCAATACTTGCGTTGGCTTGCGCCAAAACGTAAAGCCTACCATCCGAACCAAACACTTGCAGACCGAGTGGCCCGTTGGTAGGGATTGCAACCCCTGCCGAGTTTGGGTTAGTTGCTGAGGTGCTTGTTAAAGTAGCACCGATGACTGGCGAGACTGAATATGCCATGATTATGCTCCTTTAAGCAATGAGGACACCGCAGAATTGAGGGCCTGAACTTGTCATATTGCCACTCCACCCAATTAAACGAACAATCGCATCTTGGTTGACAGCTTGACGCTCTCCACCAATAGGCACGAAGTTACGATCAACGTGTGGACGGAACATGATGTACTTAGTGTTCAGGAAGAACATATGGTCAGTTGTTGCATCGTTACCGATACCACCGTCCAACACAACGTCAGAACTCATGCCAGCGCCGTAGTATTTCAGGCTTGCGAAGCCAGAGCCAACGGTTGAATTGCCACCGTCGCTAATACGTTGGATTGCTTGCAATGACGACAAATACAATTTGTAATAATTGTTATCGCAGACAATCAGATCAGGCTTGTCAGTACCACGAATCAACTGCACAGCTACCGCATCCATATACTCTTGGATGTTTGCTGAAGTGACCGCTGCACCGCCATCTGTCAGACCCGAAAAAGCAACTGAACGCCAGAACGAGAAAGTTGCACGATTGATGCCACCATACGTTCCTGTGTTTGGCACATCGGGAACTGCTGCCGCCAAACCAGTTAGGTTTTTCCCAGAGTTCCCCGTACCATCGCCGTAAATATCGGTCGAAATACGGTTAGCCAGCTGAGCCTCAGCCACTTGCATACGACCATCGAGCAAGTCGATGATTGCTTCTTTACCGCTGTTTTGGATCATTTCCAAACCAGAAATAGAGACAGCAGCTGCGTATTGAGTGATTGAGAACTGAGCAGCCGAAATTGGGCTGTTCTGCGACACGTTCAACACTTCATAGCCTGAATAGCTATTAGTGTTGTCAGTAGCCGAATCCGTGTACATAACTTCCTGGAGGATTACGTTACCGCCGGAAAATGTCTTTACGTTGCCGCGTTCTTTAAGTCGGCGCAATAGAGCATTATTGTTTGTTACGTTGTCAGCAAGTTCACCCGTGCGGCTTTGAATGTTAGTCGCAATGATGTCGCTGATCGATGAGTTGGCAAAAGCCATAGTTACTCTCCAATTAGGTTATCAAAAACGCTCATTAAGATTGTCAAATTGCTCTGACAACAATGAACGCCTATCTTGCGCTTTGGTACTCGTTGCCGCCCCTGGTGTGGAGGACTTAACGCTGACCGC